GCTATTGTAGATGTTATTTGCGCTCCTGAGCCTCCAGCTTGAGATTGCATTTTCCATCGGTCAGTTACATACACACTATTAGGAGTAACACCAGCGCCTCCATTTCTTTGGTCTACCTGTTGCGCTCCGTTTATAAGTAAATTTCTACGACCACCAACTTGCCCAGAATTAATATCAGTAACACCTGCAACTCCACCTGTTACAGTTATTCCAGTAGCAGTTGTTTCTAATTTTTTAACGTTGTTGTGGTATAGGTCTACTGCACCATCAGCAAAAGCCGCAATACTTTGCTCACCTGTTTTTGCTTGTATGTATATGTTACCGCCAGCATCACTTAGGTATAAGTCACCTGTGCTGTTTACTATGCTTCCGTTTGTACCATCATGTTTTATTAATAGGTCGTCATCACTGCCTAGTTTAATAATCCCAGAATCAGTCATATCAAGATGACTAGATAAAGCTATTTCACCTGTTACAGATGCGCCAGAGCTGGTAACAGCGACTTTAGTACTACCAGCTGATTGCAAGTCTAAATTACCTGACGTATCAGAAGTAAGTTTTAACCCGCCAGAAGTATCTGCATTTATTAGAGTTGTCATTCTATATTCCTATAAAACCACCCAGCGGCTACCGCTAGGAATCGTTACCACTACACCAGATTCTACCGTTATTGGGCCAACGCTCATAGCGTTTTTGCCAGAAGTAATAGTGTAGTTAGTTGTTACGTCATCTGAGTTTTCTACAAACACTTGGTCTGCACCGCCGCCTGTTGCACCGCCTCCAAGACCACCCCATGCAGAAGTGTAGCCTTCAAACTGGCCTAACGTACTGTTGTACCGTATAAGTCCCGCCGCATTTGATGGTCGTTGTGCTGTTGTGCCTACTGGTATTTTAATTGCGTTAGTCGCTGAAAACGACACTTGCCCAGCACTGCTTATGGCTACTGCATCAGTATCGCTAGCAGATCCTATTGTTCCAGCATCAGCAACCAGCAAAGAACCGCCAGTAATTACTCCAGTTGTGGTAATAGTTGAGCTACCATTGTTTATTGTTCCAAACCCAGATGTGATTGAACCAGAATCTAATGCTCCTGTTGTGACAATAGACCCAGAACCAGCCGCAGCAGACGCACCTATGTCAGATAATACTTCACTTGCTGATCTACCTTCTATAGACGTTCCGGCAACCCTTAAAAAGTCATCATCTGCCACACCGCTAGTAAAAACAGGCAGATTTCCATTGCTAATTCCTGTGGATAACGTGGCTGTAGAAGTTATTGCTGTGCCATTTAGGGTCATGGCATCAGCTTCTAACGTGCCATCTATATCGGCATCACCGGATATATCAAGGCTTCCAGCATCAAGCTCGCCTGATATAGTGATATTCCTACCACCTGTAATATCTTTATTAGAGTCGGTAATAATAGCTTTACTGGCTATAACTGTACCCGCAGTAATACCGGTAGTAGGTTCAGTAGCGTCTTCAAGTACAGCGGCGGTTACCCGCAACTCAACAAAGTCTCCGCTACTAAATGCTGCTGCAGATGTATTATCCTGTGCTCTAACTATGGTTAAAGTATCACCACTTCTTGCAGTAACTTTAACTATTTCTTTAGTAGCAAAGTTAGCAGTTTCAATAGTAGCGTAAAAATAATCCCCACCTGAAAGAGCAGGAAATACGGCTCCTGACGCTACCGCAGCACTAGTAACACTATCATTTATACCAGAACTTAATGTAGTTTTAGCATTATTGCTGTATTTAATGCCCATTAAACTAAGATACTGTTATAGTCCAAGTTACAGTCATAGAATCTGCGGAACCTTTATTAACCGCAGTAAAAACTGTTCTGCAAAGCATAGTCCCACCAGAAGAAGCGTTTAATATACCTGCTTCTGTTAATGCTGCAGTACCTGTACCTGCTGGAAAAGTAGCTACATATATAACTGTATTAGTTGAAGCAGTAGTACTTGTTAAAGCTACTCGTGCAGATTCTGAACCTAATGCAGTATCACCAGCTGCTGCAGCTGTAGAATTAGTACCTACTGCCATGTGCGACATTGCAGTTGCAGTCGCGTCTTTCATACGACTTGCTACAAACACTTTGCCTGCAGTGACAACAAGGTTGTCTATTTTTTGTACAGTTTGCCCGTTTAATTCAATAGAAACGCGGCCTTTGAGGTTAAAAAGATCATTTACCATTGCTACATTCTCCTATGAATTAAGCGCAAAAGAGTTAAAAGTTCCAGCATTAAGACGAGAACTCCTTCCAATAGTATAAACAAAATTGTCACCAAGGGAAATGGAGTGCCCAAAAGGTTTAGCTACTGCAAATGCAGGAGCGTCTGATACAGATGCAACATTAGTTTTAGTCATTGCCGTGTCTTTAGCAGTTACTATGTCATCTAAACTAAAAGCATCTGTTAAGACTTTAGCATACACTAAAGCCGGGGAATCTGATAAAGAGTAACTATCTGTGGGTACTACTTTAGCTAGTGCTATAGCAGGAGCATCAGCTACTGAAGCAGCATCTGTAAATGCCCTAACAAAGCTTACAACCCTTGTAAATGTTTCAGATATAGATTGAGAATCTGCTATTGATTTTGAAAATGCTACAGCTAATTCTTCAACCATAGTAACTGAATCTGGTAATGCTTTAGCAAAAGCAATAGCAGTAGCTTCTGTAATTGAAAAGCTATCATCAAAATATCTATCAAGTATAGCGGTTACTAACTTAACATCTACTGCTTGTATGTTTGTATAAGTGGTTAAAATTTCAGCAAATGCACTAGTAGTAATGGCTTTAGCATCGACTTGAGTAACAATTACTTTACTATCTACGCTCGTAGTAAGGGCTTTAGCGCCGACCTGAGTAACAATTATGTTACTAGACATTAGTCAAAATCGCTCCGTACATTAAATTTAATTAAGTCATATACAGTTAAAACCTGACTGCTTGCATTAGTAACCTCTATTTCAGCTTCAAAAGTACCGGCTGTTGTAAGCGTTCCGTCAGGAAAAATTATAGTGCATACGCCATTTGTAGCGTCAGTAACGGTAGCGGTAAGCGTTGCAAGTAAAACTGTCTCACCTATTTGCCTAATTCTAACCTTAACAGTCGAACTAGCTAAGCTTATCGGAGCCCAAGTACTAGAGTCATTTGAGTCTAAAGTCTGTCCAGAAGCCGCAGTATTACTATCTTTCAGCGTAAATGTAAGCTGTGGTAGATTGTCTCCTGTAACAAGCTTTACTGTTGTAGAGTATCCCATTAGTTTTTCCTCGTAATTACCATCTTACTTAACATTTCCACCTTCTTCTAGCCTGTCTTATTCTAGAGTTAGGGTCATTTCTTGTTTTAGCTGAGCTACGTTTAAGCTGACCTAGGGATCTAGCGCAATATGACTTACGTCGTTTTGCTGCTTTGCTTCCCTTTTTAACCTTTCCAGTAACCGCTGTCTTTAGTTTACTACCTGGATTTGCTTTACGATAGGCTCTAACACCTTTCGCTGTCATGCCAGCTCCAGCTTTTGTTTTACGATAATTAGCGCCTTTTCCTTTAGTGGTCTTACGGATAGGCGTTTCTTTCTTTCTAGCCATTAAAATTCAACCCCCAAGTTATTAATAAAAGGAAATGCCCTTGCAAGGTTATCTTCAAATAGTACTTGGTCAGCCAAGTCGATAATAGGAATTTGTGATACTAATGGATTATCTCCATGAGTCATACCACTCCACGCACTCTCCACAATAGTCCACGGCCCATAAATACCTGCTCGGTTTGCAATATCGCTGACATATTCGGGCCACGACATAAAATCTGATCTAAACACTTCTTTACTTGCATCAACCCCTGGCAATGCCATTTGTCCTAAATACTTAATCCATTCTCTAGTTTCTAACCCTACCATAGCCAACGGTAACATGGTTCCCGCACCCATTAACAGTAATGCAGCTCCTCCGTTTATATGCCCGTCTTCAGCATATCTGTTTTTAAATTCTCTCCCAATTCCACCTAACACAGTAGTTCCGTAGGAATAAAAATAAGACTTCAAAGAGAACACAATTTGCCAATATGGACTATTTGCCCAGTTAGGTCTTTGACCGGGATCTGGTCTAATAATACTTTCGTCTGCAAATTGCCTAATAGCACTGCCTACTTTCTGACCTACTTCACTATTAAAATTTTCACCATCAGCCTGCCATTGTTTTACTTCAGCGCGAGTCAGTCCAAGTTCTGCAAGATACCTAGTATTTCGTTGGGTATCTCTAGCAGCTGAGTTTATAACAAAACGCTTGCCCATACCTACGGCTAGCTCTCTGGTAAAATTAGTATACTGAGTAAGTAGTGTAGCTTTAAAAAACCAATCTAAACTTGAAGATGCCCACTTTTGTTGCCAGTCTAAATCTCCAGGAGTCAGGTAAGCCGTAGCAACAGCTTCGCTTGAAGTTACTCCAAGATCTTTAGCTAGTTGCCTGTATTCTTCAATACTCATAGTAGATTTTAATTCATGCATTAAATCTTTAACATTACCGAACTCTTTACTACGAGTAGCAATCGCACCTAAGTCTGTAAAAGATGAAAAAGTTGCCATAGATAAAGTAGTAAAAACAGTCCACACTGTTGCAATACTATTAAATGTTTTAAATCCTTCAGATATATCAGCCCCTGCTCTACCCAACAAACCATCAAAAGTTTGGTATAGTTCATTTCGTAAAGCTTCTCTTTTTTCAGAGTCTTGAGGATGTCTGTCTTGAACAATTTCTTCAACAAGGGCATCCAGAGTAGCAGCACCACCGCGTCTCTCAAATTCTACTTTTTTAACAACTTGTGCTAAGTAAGGAAGAATTGCGTACTGCGGAGGATGAAGTATCTCATTAGGGATACCTTTTGCGTTTTCATATTCTCTAATTTTAGCAGTTGTTAAAAACTCTAGAACTCTTTCAGATGCTGCTCCTAAACCAACGTCTGCTACATTATCGTTGCCTAGCTCAAGTGCAGCTCCATGAACTGTCGCTTTGTTAGCAATTTTAGTTACTATTTTATCTACTTCTGTTCTTAGTTGCTCATCAGTAGCTTGTGCTAAGTCTATATCTAAGACTTTATCAAGGGTGCCGTTATTACGTGCCTTAGTTAATTCTGTAAGTATTAAGTCTTTAAAGAAAGTAGGATTTTGAGAAATTTGAGCAATGTTTAATAGTCTTGGGTAATAGTTTTTTAATCTACCCATAGGTTTTCTACCGGATTCTGTTTTTTCTCCAGTAACAGGATCAACGTCATATTCTATAGTTTGTATAAAAGATTCACCTGTCTGTTTGTTTATAATGTAATCATCGTAAACAGTTTGTTCTAGAAACTCTCTGATTTTTTTAGCTTTAGGGGGCAAGGAGTCTGTACTTTGTGTGTCGTCTTCTACTAAGGCAAACAATGCTTCATATTGACCCCATTCAGTAATAGGAACACCAACTATTTTTTCTAGCTCATTTAAAAACTCATTACGTTTTGTAACACGTACATCGTTATACCCTTCAGGCCCTATTGTTTGTGATTTTTTATTCCAAAAATTAGCTAATTTTTCTCCAGCTGGCCCAAGACTTCTATAAAAAGTTGTAACTGGGCCACCTAATTTTAAGAATTTTTGTAAGTAACTACCCCCTCCAGCAGATAAAACTTTACGAACCGCCGCTGTAAGTTTCTTAACCGCCGATGGAGGAACAGTAAGTTTTATATCAGTTATGTAATTATCTACAACATAGTCTTCTGTTGTTGATGCCTCTTGACTAGCTACTCTGTCTACATTTTGTGCTTGTTGATTAGCTTTTAATACTCCATCAAAATATTCTGCAAAAGTAGTATCAGACTTAAATCTTTTGTATAAAGTATTAGCTCCAGATTCAAATGCTTTTTGCACTTTCATAAAAATACTAGCAACAGTTTTAAAATACTTATCGACTATATTTTTTGGTTTGGCTTTATTTATATCGCTGTTTCGTTTAGATCCTTCTGCTAATACTAATTTGTTTACATACGCAGCTACTTGATCTGCATACCATTCTTCAAAAGCCTTTTTTTGATCTTGTTGGTTATATTGCCCTACGCCTTGACCTTGTACGTTTAAATTGTTCCTAGCTGTTTTAAAAGCATTCCACAGTCTGACCTTTATGTTTTTATTTTTAGGTAGCTGTAGCTCGTCAAATTGTTGATCAAATATTAAGTGTCCGTGTTCATGAAGCGCTATTGAGACTTCTCCTATTAAGCTTCGTTGTTGTGCATTAGTTAGTTTGCCAAAGTCGCGTACAGAAGTAGTTAAAGCAGCATCACTTTTAAGAACGATAAGAGGAGAAGCCAAATACCTACTTTTAATAGTAGATCCTTTAACGTTTCCTTTTTCCATACTTTCTGCTAGGTCGGTAAGAGTTTTTATAAAACTCTGTACTGCATCCCGTTGTTGCAGAATCTCAGGTATTGTCTTAGAAGGAAATGAAAATAGTTTTGTATCACTCCAAAAATCTGGCCCTCCAAATTTACTTTGCTCTAAAAGATTTTTTATATCTTCAAGAGTAAGTATTATTGGGTCTGAGTTTAGTTTATAAACATTAGTTAGTTTTTTAATAAAACCATTTAAAACACTAGATGTTGCATATTTAATGTCTAATTGATTTTTTAAAGATTGTTTCTTTCCTGGTGGTCTATATGGAACATACAATTCTTCTCGTTGATCTAAATTAGTATCTTCTTTAACTTCCATTGTTTCTTCTGGCTTAACTTTTTGGGATAGTCTAAAGCTTAGCCATTCAGGAACTAAATTAACTGCTTCTGTTTCAGATTCTTGACCCGCTGCTTCTTCTTGAAATTCTGTAGCTGTAGTATTTACATCCGGTATTCTAACTAAGTTTGAAAGTTTAAGCCCTGATGTTTTATCATCTGGAAATATTTTTGTAGAGTTATCATACTTAAATATTGCTCGTAATTTATTTATATCACCAACACCCGCTGTTCCGGTTGTACTAGTATTAAGAGATACTATTGATTTATTGGGAGGAAATTTACCATCAATTTTTTTAGTAGATACAACATTGCCTCTTTCATCTTTAACACTGATAACTTGATCTAGTGATTTATTGGTTGGTGATTTATAATCTATAGTATAAGTAGTGCCTCTAAACTTACCTTTCTTTTGATTAACATGCGTTATTAAATAAGAAATGCCTGCATAAAAATTAAGCTTAGCGCGTTGTGCACCAGTTGAAGAAGAGTCCCCGACAAACCTTTGTTCTACGTTACTATTAATTTCACGCCCTAGATTTAATATAGTAGCCATAGACAAAACTTGTTTTTTTATTACGTTTCCGTTTTTGTCTCGATGGACTAATTCAAAAGGCGACTGATTTTTTATCTTAGTTACGGTTTCTGGTTTAGTATTAAATGCTTTATCTATAGCTGACTGTGTAGCAGCATTATTAAGTTTTTCAATATCTATAGAAGTATCTGCATCCCTTAATACAAATAACCTAGCACCAGCAGGAGTTTCAGCAAATATTAGATCAGGGGTAACTCCTGGAAATGCGTTTAGCTCCTTTGCAAGTTGATCAAGCACAGAGTCAGAAATATATTTTTTATTTTCTATTATGTTATTTCTAGCTTGTTCATCTTCTATTAATGCAACTGTTGAATCAAACCTTTCATCGAAACCTGGGGATCTTTTAATCCCTTCTGCGGGGTCTAAATAATTTATAAAAGAATAGCCATTGGCGTTTCCTATAACTCTGTTACCAGAAATTTCTTGTACATCAAGTCGTTCTAATGTTGTTGGGTTAAGTTGTGGTTCAGTAGGAGTTGCTGGACGAGTTGCCACTCCTGAAGCTACCGCCTGTTCTGCATAAACTGAATCTACTTTGGTATCAGGCTCAAAAGTTACTGATAGCCCATTAACTTCTACAAGATCTCTTATTGTTTGATTAACGTCATTAGGGTCTGATTTAGTATTTAAAAATTCTTCTAATGCCTGGCGCGACTTAAAATTAATAACGGTTGATGTTGTTGCCGGTGCATTAGTTTCATTAATCCGGAAAGATTCTTGTATAGTTCTAGCCTCTTCTGGAGTAATGTATCCTTGATTTTCTAACTCTGCTATTTGTTCGTCAGTAAGCTCTATATTGCGCACCGTAGCGTCGTTTTTTTGTGGCTGAGTTACAGTGCCTTCCGCATCAACACGTTCTTTTCTTGTTCGTAAAGCTTCTTCGACAGTAGTTACTTCTGGAGAGATATTGCCAACATTACCATCAGCATCTGGAAGGGTATTTGCAAATTCTCTAGCTCCTTCCAAAGCTCTTTCTGCTCCTTCCGGGTCATTTGCCGTATCAACAGCTTGTTCAAATACAACACTGCCACTTGCATCCTTAACACTAATAACTTGATCTGGGTTATCAGGTCTTACGTTTGTGTAATCAAGATTAGTTGCTAAAGTTTCTTCAAAAACCGCAGCAGAGTCAGCATTAGCATCTTGTAGATTAGTAACTACATCAGCATCTGGAGTAAACACAAAACCCCGTCCTGCTACATATCCTAAGAACCCTCCATCAACAGTTACCGTTTCTCCGGTTTCTTTAGCACGATCTAGGTCTTGGTTAGAAAGAGTAGTGCCTTCGGTAGCTCTATATTTAGGAATGCTATTTTCTGGTATAAAGGTAACGTTTTTTGCATTAGCTGAATTTTTAGTAGCGTTAATTTGAGCATCTATGTCTTTTACTGGCTCAGCTGTTGGGCTAGATAAATTTTCATCAGAAGCACCGTACGTAGTTCGTGCTTCATTGGCTTCAGCTGATGCTTCTTGTTTATTACTAAGCATTTGACGCGCTTGCGAAAAAATAGATGCTGGCACGGCGCCTGCCCCACCAATAGCCTTACCTGCAAAAAATCCCCCAAATGCAGCTTCTGCTATTCGTAACTGCGCTTGCTCATAAGTGTAGCTGTCGTCAATAGCAAAACGCTGTGCCACGCTTATACCTTCTTGGGTTACTTCAACAGCTGCTTCTGAAACTCCCGTTTTAAGTGCAGTCTTAGAAATATCTGCGGCAAGTCTTTTCATACCTAAAGAAGCACCATTTTTTGTAGCGTCTTTTAGTGCAAGTTTTCCAAGCGTTTTTAGTATAAAAGCTTCGCCAGTAACTTCTGCAGCTGCTTGTGGTATAGCTATACCTAGGGCTTGCCAAGCTCTTGTAGCATTAAGTTCCTGACCACCTTCTTCAAACTCCTGAAAAGAAGAACCCGCTAACAATGGATAATTAAACCCAAAAGCTCCTCCTATAGCCCCTCTTTTAGCACTCTTACCAATATTACGTGCGAGTGATGTTCCGGCTTTTAGAAAGTCTTCTTCGTCTGGAGTTAATGCTTGTTTGTTAATTTTCTTTTTAGCTAAATCTTCTATTTTCTTTTTTAAATATTTTCTGCCCGCTAGATTAAGCCCCATCTTAGCTAAAGAACCTGCAAGTAACCCATATACACCGCCAGAAATAGACCCCACTGCATAAGGGATAGCTTGCCCTACGGCTTGAGTTGCTTGTTTAGCAACCGTCTTAACCGTTTTAGGCCCTTCAACAAAGTCTTTAAAATCAGTAGTTCCTTCAGCATTTAAAGCTGATTTAGCTTCAATAGCTTTAGCTCTATCTATAGACTCTTCAAATTCTGGTTCATTTCCTTTAATACTAGAGACTAAAGCATTAAAGTTATTAATATCGGCCTCAATCCCTAAAACACCTGTTCGTAAGCTTCTTCTAAAAGTATCACCAAGGCCCTCTTCTACTTTTTCAATACTTACACTTGGGTCTTTATACCCCCTAGCTGCTTCTTCTTCAGATACATAATTAGGATCTATAGTGTCAAAAGGATCAACTTCAGGCACTGAAGGATCATTAATAGTATCGAAAGGATCAACTTCTAGGGTTCGTTGTTTTCTATACAAATTAGAAGCACTTAGTACAGCATTACTTTTAGGAGCGTCTGTATCTATAGTAGCCATTATGAACTAGTTTTATCTTCAAAAAGTGGTGGTGGTGCTTCTTTTCTTCGGGCATCTAAAATGCCTTGAGCTATCTGATTATTTTTTTGATTCTCTACTAACATACGTACAAGTCTTCTGGCTGTTCCTCTCTGAAGAGTAAGACCCAGTTGTTTTACTGAAAATTCTGTTTGACTAGGGTTACCATCGCGCCCTATCGCTATTATTCTAGTGTTTTGTGTAATCTTCCCATCCTCGGGAACAGCTATTACAAAATTGTTTAGGTTATTGAATATATCAAAGGATTCTTCATCTGTACCAAGAGACGCTACCCAAGCAGCTAGACCCCCAGTAGTTTCAGAAAGAGCCGCTGCAGTAAGTAAATCTGTTGCAACACGTTCTTCAATTCTTTGTATAGAGCCTCTATAGTAATCTGGTATGTTGTTTCCTGGAAAATTTCCTGATAATCGAACTTCTTCTTTTAAACGAGTTAAGTTTTCTAACGATGCGGCTGCTGCGGACTTAAATGCTGCTACTTTTGATACGTTTGCGTCGTTTTTTATATCACCTGTACCTGTTGCATAATTTTTTACAAAAAACCAAAAACCCTTTGTATCTACTTCTGTTAGTTGTTCGCGCGCTGTGTTGGCTGCAGCAAGAGATGTATCTACAGAGCCTCTTAAAGTTCTTATTGAGTCTATATTTTTATCTCTTTGAGTTTTTGAAGAACTAGACGATTTTGATATAAGATCTTTTCTTGAAATATCAGGATCGCCTGTAGTATAGATATTCCAATTCTTTCTATACAACAAATCAAAAATCTCTTTGTTTAAAGTAGGGACACCCTCTGAATTTCTTTGCAAGGCAGCAGTAGCTGCAGCACCAATAATAGTTGCATGAACTTTTGCATCATTTGGTAGAGATCGTTTTATTTTTGTAAGAGCATTAACACCATCTATATTTAACTGTGCAGCATATCTAGTAGCGTTTTCTGCGCGTTTTTGTATTTCTGATTCATTTGGAGAACCATTTTGATTAATAATAGCTTTGGTATCGTAATTTTTAAGAGCATCAGTTACAAAATCCTCATCGTTTTGTTTCTTCCAAAGATTTTCTATATTTACTTTAGCTATACTTTTGTCAGGTGTTTCGTTGTTATTAACATTTTCACTCATAATAGCAACGTTAAATACGTTTTCAGGATAAGCGGCTTCTCTTAGTTCTGTAGTCATATTTTTCTTACTGTCTCGTCTTGCTAGTACAGCTTCCTCCGCAGCTACTCCCATTTTTTCTAAAGTAAGTAAAAAAGTACCTTCCGGTTGATTATTATCTTTATCCCATTTTTTAATCTGATCTAAATTAGCCCCAACAAGCTCTATATTGTCTCTTAACCAAGTAGATTTTTGTAAATCTATAGTATTAACCCCACTCTTATTTATGGCTCTTACATACTCGACACCTAAAGCCGGTGTATATTTTTTGCCTAACTTGTTTTTTAAAGTAACAAATGGAAATGTTGATTTCCAAGAAGGTCTACCTTTAAGCTCTGGGTAATCTTCCTCTATATCCCCAGCTTCAAAACTCGTATATGTAGGTTCTTTTATATCTAACTCCCCCTCAGTACCTCGTTCACTAGGTCTACGAGTAGAAGGATCACTTTGAAACTCAGGAGATATTTGTTCGTTTATTTGAGAAGGACTAACTAAATCACTAGGAGCTCCTGCAGCACCAGAACCATACGCTGCTAGTTCATCTGTACTAGCTATATTAGCACCTCTATACGCAAAAAGATCATCAGTATCACGGGCTTTTTGCAAAGCATTATTAAATAGAGTACCTTTTTGTATAGTATTTCTAGTAGTATCGTTAATAGTGCCAGAATCTACTTTACCTGGAAGATATCCTAACCGGCTGTCCATAGTGCGAGCGCCATACGCCTCGTTGCTAAGGTTTGATGCCATTCTTGATATCATTTCTCTATCGAGACTACCACTTAGAGTACTTAAAGAATTATATTTATTTGTAAGAGCATTGTTTATTTGTTCATTTGTAAATTTCGTAACTTTGCCATTAGGGTTTGCATCAGCAGTATCTGTAACAATAGTGTTTTCTCCGGTTTGTGGATTTTTTAATCCAACAACCCAACCGCTACCATCTTTTTCTTGTATTAAATTAGATACATCAAGATCTACTGAAGACCCATCAGCAGCGATACTTGGTATAGTAAGACCTTGAAGAAGTTTCGAAGGGTTAGTAGCGTTTTCAATATCTCCAACTACAGATTTAGTAGCGTTATCAAATCTTACGCCATTAGAACGTGTTAGTTCTTCTTGCTCCATTTGTGCATAGCGTCTTTGCTCGCTAGCGTCTACTTCTTGTGGGTCATCAGGCATCTGAAATGACTTATTAAATGCGTTTAGAAATCCCGCCATCTTATTTACCTTTTAAATAAACTTAGAAACAAAACCACCTATACCGGTAATTAAGTTTGCTTTACTGTTAGCCTTAGCTGTTTTATATGCGGCCCTGCGTTGTGCTGCATTTGCAGAAGCATCTCCTAATAAGCCCATAGATTGAGTATAACTGTTGTTAGCCGCAGCTAATAATCTACCTAGAGAAGTTGTATTCTGTTCTTGTTGATCTAACCTAGCCTGGTTAACTGCACCTACGCCACCTAAAGTAGTAGACTGAGTAATCCTGTTTTGTTGAGCTAACTGTTGTGCTGGAGTAAGTGACACCCCGAACCTTTCCTGATTTCTACGAACAATGTCTCTGGTTAACTGAGGAGTTCTTGCAGCAGATTCTTCAGCTTCATCTATTAAACTAGTATCTGTTAATGCCTTATTAACCGCATCTCTTTCAAACTGATCTGAAGTATTTAGTCTCTTTAAATATTCATCTCTAGTAATATCTGCAAAAGTTCCCTCTGGGTCATCACTCATAAACTGATCTAGATAAGACGAATCATACTTCTTATTTGCACCTTCTGTATTAGTATTAGCTGATGCAAGAACTGATGACATAAGACTAAACATGCTCATTACCTCGGGTTATAATTTCGTTTACCTGTTCCAAAAAACTTAAAAGGCCCTGAATATTCGTAATCCGCATTACGATTATTAGCCAAAGTTCCTCCAGAACGAGCTAGCCCAGAAAAATCTCCAGTACCGCCTGCAGTAAAAAATTTACCAGTATCTCGTCTGTTTTGCATACCTTGTGAAGCACCAGCTCCCGCTATTTCTCCTAAAGCACTTGCATAAGCATCACGTACTTGTTGTTTGTCACGAGCTCTTGATAAAGCCTTGCTCTGTTGAATTTGTGCATTTCGAGAAATAGCCGCAGTAGTAGTACCCTGTTTATTTATAATGCTATTAAGCGCATCAGAAGCTAATGCTGTATTTACTGCTAAAGCCGCTTTACTCGCTTCTGTTCCTTGACCTAATAAAGCGCTTCCATAGTCGCCACCCGCGTCAAATCCAGTACCACCCCTACCTATAACATTTTGATAGCTACCTAGATCTGGCGTTAAAGTTTGAGATGCGTCTGCTGCTCCTCTCCCTCTATAAGTAGTTGCATAATCCTTTCCAGCTTGTTTCATAAACTCTTTATTAACAGGGTCATAAATTTCAGCCTGCCTTCTATAGTCAGCTAACCCTACAGCTGCCTGCATTTTCTCTTGTGGACCAGCTTTGTATTCGCTTTTTTTAGGTTTAAATGGGCCAAAACTCACTTTAGTTTCTCCAAATACATATCCAACGGTTCGTGTTTAGTAAAGAACGAACGAATTTCTAGACTATATTCTTTCATAGCTTCTCTACCTTTAAGCAAATATACCGCCATGTTTGTTATCTCTAGAATATAATCTCTTAGTACGTAAGCAAACACTTTATCATTTTTAGATTTTTTTTCTAACTTATTTGCATCCATCCACGCATTTATTCCAACTATAAGTACAGGTATTAACTGCAACTTATATCTATCAAAAAAAGGATTTAGTGGAAGGCTAGTAAGCATGTGCATAAATACTTCGTTAATATGGTCATCAGATAGCTGTTTATCTTTGTCTATTAAGTCATCCCAGGTTTCTGTGATTTGACCAATAGTTAAAATAAAGATAACAGCGTGTTCATCTCCTAACCATTTATATAAAAGCTCCTCCTTTTGTAAATTCCATTCTTCTGATTCATATTTAAAATGACAGTCGCCTTCCTGCATACTTTTGGTATCTCCTCTTACTTGAAGTTAACCCACCATATTCTACTTTACCAACAGCTGGTGTATCTCCTCTGCGGGCTCTTTGCTCTGCAGCAACAACACCTTCGTTATAAAATCCATAGTACACGCTGGCGGCAGTAACGTCTGACCATTCTTTTGACGGCATTCTTAGTAGTCTACCAACAGTTCCGTTTATTATAGTATCTCGATAGTCAGACATAACTGTGTCATCACACGATACAGAAGTATAAGTAGGCTTTAATGCTACCCGAACAATTAAACTATTAGCTGCACTAGCACTGGGAACTGGTGCGATCCAAAATGTAGTTAGGTTATTTTTAATAATATATTCAGGAGTTCCTGTTTGGTTACGCCAATCGGGTACTCGTTGTTCTAACATACCGCTAGAAACAGGTTCTAGTGCGTCTCCACTTAGAACCCCCCATACAATTTTATGTACACTAGTGCTTAACGGTGCATCAAACTCATATTCGTACACACTTGAAACAGTACTTATCGGGTCTAGCTCATGTTGATAGACTGAAGCCCTTTCGCACAGCTCAATCACTGCTGATCTTATATTTTGAATAACCAAAGCATCTGGACACCCCGGTACCATTGGAAGTATTTCTGGCAGTAAAGATTCATATGTAGTAGCCATTTAAACTTGCCCCATTACAGCTGGCCCTGCTGGTACAGAGCCTGTAAAGTTAGGTGAAGTGATATCGTCTATTTGAGTCTTTCCATTAACAGACGCTAAAAACAATTGATAGTGTGTAGCTGCACGTTGTTGGCTGGCTGTTTCAGTTTCTTTCATGTAGCCACGATATAACACATAGTCTAAAACAGCGTTTGCAAATACGTCGGGTACGCCTAAATTAGCATCAATCGCAATCGTAGCTGGATTTGCAGAATAAACTAGCTCTATGTAAGCACTACCCGCTACTCCTGGGTACACATAAAAGTGTCTAGGGTCTTCTTCAGAGTACATATAGTTCTTGACTATATTAGTATGCTTAGAATATCCGGCTACTGTTGGGTCATGCCAATTAGGTTCTTGTGTATCGAGTGCATCACGAGATACTAACCGTATTGCAGTTTTTCCAGTGCCCCCAGAAGCTGCAGACATATTTCTAATTACTTTTAGCAACCTATTTCCCCCCGCAGGGATAGACTGTTTAGTTCCAGTGGCTAAAGTGATTGTAGTATTTGTAGCGGTAGCGTCTGGTTTAAATAACGCAATCTCTCTTTGTGCATCATTAAGCCAAAGTATAAGTTCTGCTGCAGTCCAACGTATATTAGAAGTATCTTGAAATATAAATTCGGCTCTGTCTACAACGCTTTGTGCAGTAACACTCATAATTTACCTCAACGTGAATTTAATGCTTCTTGCCAAGCAGCTTCTCTTTCGTCGGTTAACACCGCCTCTCCAAATGCTTTGTTTACGATAGTAGCTCTGGGAGTTCCATCTGCTTTAAAGTTATCAGGATCACCTTGATCTCTGATTTTAACTAGTACTTCAACTAGTTTTTCAAATCTGTCAGTAGTTTCTTCAGGTTCTACAGCAACTTCTACAACATCCTCTACTTCAATTACAGAACTTGTAGTTGTTTTTTCAGCTGCATCTTTAACCTCTGTTGCTCCTTCTTGTAGAGCAAGTAGTCCTATCTCAGAAGATACTTCCTTAGTTTCTCCGGGTTCGAATAACACAACGGCTCCAAATAAAGTAGCCACTCTTATGTGTTTATCTGTAGTAATTTTCATAACTATTCCTTTAGTTAAAAATGACTCCCCCGATTAAGAGGGAGTCACAGTTTTTTTACCCAGCTATCATCACTCTCATAGTAACAGTTACTGCAGCAACACCTGTTGCGGGTGCAGTAGTTACTTTAAGATCAATAGTGTCGTCAGCTGTATAGGTATGTCGCATAGATGCGGCTTCAGCGGCGGTATCAATACCTTGTCCAATACGAACAAAGCCACCTGCTTGGCCTATAGTGCTTGCGGAAATATAACGATCAGCATCGTCTCCATCTCCGACTGCAATAACAATGGCTGGTGAGCCATTAGTATCAGCATCTGTTTCCATAAGAACTTGCACATCTAAGACGCGCTCACCCTCGAACACCTTGACCATTTGAACAACATCGTTCAAGACCCAAGCTGCGGAAGTTACCCATGTAGTCTCTCTAACGCCAATCATTCCATCAGGGAATGGTTGGAACAGAGAGTTAGACGATGTTTCTGGGGCTGTAAATGTAGTAGCCATCTAAACGTCCTCCTAGTAGGCAGTATCAAAAGCAATAACACCAAAATCCTCTACGGAACTGTTGTAATCACTGTTGTACTTTGGTTTACGAAGACCGAAGATCTTACCGATACTGATACCCTGTTGGTTACCATAATCAAAGTTATCTTCGACAATTTCAGGAAGGCCAATATCCGCCATCGCAAGGGCTTGAGCACCACAAAATAGAGCTCGTGCACCATTAACATCAGCATCAGCACCCCATTTGTAGCCCGCAGCTCCAGCATTTGAAGAGGTTCCAGTTGTAGCATTAGCAGTATTGAAGACATGACGATACTCATGTATTACAACACCATCTACTAATACACTAGAAGACCCTGCAAACAATTCGTTCTTAGGCCCACGGATACCCGCGCTTCGAACGTTGGATAAGAAGTCACTATCAAGTTTCAACTTAGCCATTTGCTGAGGAGTTACAAACATATGGAAAACTTCTTCTCCACCTGCTCCACGAAGACCACGGATGTAGTTGTCTTTAGCGTAAGCTTTCAACTCAACAATACATTTGTATTGCATTGTATCGGCAGCAACTAGAGCAGTTACATCACCGGCAGACAATCCGTTGGTAGCATCCCAACGTCTGTGACGATTAGTGGTAGGTGCAGACACATCACTAGCAAACTCAAGGTCAGCTAATTCATGTCCAGCTGAAGAACTTGTAGTTCTTAGCGCACCGCTAGTTTTTAAAGTGTAAGCAACACCAGAAAGCGTTAAGAACGCTAACTGATCCATACGATCAGCAATAGCATAAGCTAGTGCGTCTCGGCTAGTTTCTCTGAAGTTTACAACAGACTTTTGATCGGCTAAACGACCTGCAACTCGGTTTGCGAATCGTAGTTGGTCTAGTTCGATTGTTAAGTCATACGCACGGAGGGCTTCTTCGTTCCCTTCTAGCGTGTTGTCGCCAGTAATACCGTCTCCGGTCATATCAGCTAGTAAAGTTATGACAGCTTTGGTTCCCTTTTCACTTTTAGTTAGTTCAGTGATCCGTTGTACCATAGCGTTTTGCCCAGTTCCTGCGAACTGATTGATAAATGAAAAGTTGCGAGCAACTCTCCAAAAATCTCGACTCCAAGCCGTTAGTTGGTTTGAAGTCAAAGCTGCAAAATTAGTATTAGCCATCGCTATATACTCCTATTTATTACAAGTTTTAACTCAAAATTTCCCGTAGCCAACTTTTGGAGTGGCAATTCCGTATACCTTTATCGTAAGGGAACGGTTTCACATACTTTATGGTGTATGACCCCAATATGTTTAACGCCGTATCCGGCGAAAACGTCATCTTACGGTAACGACCTCGGTTTAATATCGCTTAAACTGGCGAATCTGTGAAAAGGTTAACAATCTCAACCATATAGTGCAAGCTATAAGATGTCTCCTCTCATTCTTTTTAGTGTTGCCTCTGGTAAAGCATTGAATTCTTCTTCTGTCATGGTAGAAAAATCAGACTCTGGCTTCTCGCCATGTGCAGAACTGCTCTCTCCTGGAAGTTCTGGCGGTTGAGATTCTGCTGCTTTTAACTTTTTAGCGTTATTAGCGCGTTTTTTAGCTACTTCGTCTACCGCTGGCTTAGCTTTAGGAGCAGATAATGCACTTTCTGGCGCTTGATCTACTATTCCTCGGTCTTTTATTACAAAACTACTGGCTTTTGCCAATGCATCTACCGGAGTAAACCCCTGAGTTATAAATGCATCGCGTAAATCCACTACTTCTTGAGTAGCTTCAGAGTCAAATGCCTCGTGATGCTGGTTAAACATAGGAAAAGTAGCCTCTAACTCTGCAGCTGCCTGTTGCAATGCGTTTGCTTGGTGACTTTCTTGCACAGTAAGCCCCATTTTCTTCTCAAACTCATACTGCATTTCGGCTTTTTCAGCTGCTCTGATCTCGTTTCGCAGTGCTGCAGCTTTTGCCGTCTCCCCGTCTAATACAAATTCTTGGTATTGGGTTTCTTTGGCATCATAATCATAGGGTTCTGGGGCTTCAGCTTCCACGTTTTGTTGGGCCTGCATTTCATCTAGCTGTTTTTGCAAAGCTTTTTGTTTAGCAAGCACCGCGTCTAGCCGTTCTTTTGGAACCATAATCTTTTTTGGCTCTGGTTCTGGCTTTGCTTCTGCAACAGGCTCTTCAACCTCGGGTTCTTCAACAGCTTCTTCTGTTTCAGCTACTGTTTCCTCCTCAGTCTCGGGTTCTTCAGTAGTTTCTTCTGTTTCAGCTACTGTTTCTTCCTCAACTTCAGGTTCTTCAGTAGTTTCTTCTGTTTCAGCCACTGTTTCAGCTGGAGCTTCTTCTTCATCCATAAAGTTTAGGTCTAGAGTTTCTGCTTCCTCAATAGGATCTGCTCCTACTCTAGCGTCAAATACATTTTCATTGTCAGCAAGATCATTTGCTTTTACTTCAGCCATTTCTATCTCCTAGATTACTTTCTGTTATAAAAATTTTTACAAGTGCTACACACTTTTACTACTTATGCTTTCAATACCCGTAAGACCGCTTTGTACTTCTTACAGTTTTCTTTTTCTTTGAAGTCATTTTAGGTTTCTTTTTCTTAGATACCATTGATTTCTTTTTTGCTGGTGATCTTTTAGCCATTCCGTACATTTTATTCTCCTTATCTTTTCTTTATTAATGATGATCTTGTTCTTCCTGAAGGCGTTTTTTTCTTTTTCTTCTTTAACTTATACCCGTATTTTTGAATTTCTCCATCTACAACATCTCTAGGGGGAACGAGTATTTTTTTATTCGGGTCTGTACGTTTTTTAAACTCATTCGTGTTTAACCTTGTTGTTCTCATTGTGTAGCCACGTTTATCAGCCCCACCCGTCAAACCTACTTTTCTTGTTTCTTCTTTAGTTAAGGGCTTTTTTTTCTTAGGGGCTGCTGCTACCCTTTTTTTAGCTCTTTTAGGTTTTAGCATTTCCGTCCGTCTTTCTCCATAAGTTGAGCCACCAGAAGAAACACCTTTCGTTGCAGCTGATTTTAGTCTTTTAGATGGTTTTGCTCCTTTTTTGTTTGCAGCTCTTTTAGGTCTTTGCGCTTTTTTCATCCTTTCTTCATATGCACTAGCTGGTGCTCTTTTTGGTCTGCGTTTTTTTGTTAAACTGGCTGGCATGGTGTCTTCCTCGTTTTTTAAAACGTTTTAACTTCTGGAACCTTTTGAAAGGCTGCAGTTTCCTGTTCTTGTTGTTTAACTGCAGTATTCATTGCTGCGCTAGCAAGTTTAGCAGCTGCAGCAGTTTC